GTCCAATATTTAATTTTCCAGGCAACTATTCTTCGAAAAAAAATCGCAACGAGCAATATTATTTATTACCGCTTTGAAAAAACTTTGTACTGCTTCTTTTACTTTTTGATTACTGTTGTATAATTTGACAAATCCTGCCGCAAGTAAAGCAACCGCAGTAATTAGTAGACCTATTGGATTTAATTTCATAACTGTATTGAGTATTTTCTGTGCAATTATGGCTTTATTGACTGCTATTGTATAAAGGCCCCAAGCCGTAGCGCCTAGACCTAGCACTGTCACAAACACTTTTAACTCTGTACTATTTTCTTTAACAAACTTAACCGTTTTTTGCAAGGCGGGAATAACAACCGTAGACAAAAATTTTACAACTGTTTCTAATGCAGGTAATAATCCTTTGCCTATTTCTTCTTTCAAATTACCAAAATCATTTTTTAGTCTGATTATTCTGCCTTCAGGTGTTTCTGCAAGTGTTTTATTAAAATCTTTGTAGGTGCTATTTAAAACTTCTACTAAAGCGGCAGAGCGCTCACTTTCTGTACCGTTTTTTATTTTCTTTTTTGTATCCTCATCAAGCACAAAACCTACGCGTGTTAATGACGCAAAATTTCCATTTAACGCTTGAGCAAGACCATTAGTCATTTGTTTAAAATCATCAGATGATGCGGTTGCTCCTTTTTCTGCAGTCACATAATCTAAGATGGCAGGAGTAAGTTTCTTAATGGTTGAGCCTTGTAAATCAAAAGTAGCAAGTTGTGATTGCGTTACTGTAATATTATCTTTAGTTACAACACCTACTTTTTCTAGTGCCTCTGCTTGCGCATTTAAAGCAACTATTTGTGCTTCACTGGCCGCTCCTGTGGTTCTAAGTATTGTTGCTAATCTTGACTGTGCCTGTTCTGCTTCTATTGCGGCGGCTACAGAACTTTTAAAAAATTGAACAACTTGTGTAGCGGCAAAAGTAATACCAATAGTCGCGGCTAGTGTTTTTAGTTTTGCTCCAAAACCATCAAATACACTATTAGTTTTTTCTACGCTTGTATCTAAGCCTTTTAACGATGCCTCAGCCTGCGCCAAGCCTGTTTTTAATTGTGCAACATCTGCCTGTATCTGTACAAGAATTGGGGGGATTTCGCCTGCCATATTATCCCCTCAACCTAGAAGCCAAATTGGTCGTAAAGACCCTTGCCAAAGTTCCATTGGATTGCAAAGTGCTTGCCGCAGGTCCTAAGTACGGATATTTTACGCCTGGTTTCCATCTTGGGTGTCCAAGTTCAACAGCCCTGGCATAAACCATAGTGGCGCTTACTTGTACGCTATACATAGAAGTAAAACCTTTTTCAACAGATGATGTTGTAATACTTCTGCGCAGATTACCTGTTTGGACATTAGGACCAGGGCGACCTGAGGCATTATTTTTTGCCTGTCGTTCTACCGCTAAACCTGTCAAAGTAATAGCATATTGCACAGCCAATTCAATTTTATCTTCAGTTGCTTGGAAGCCTGCAAGGACATCTGCAAGGTTGGTAATTGTTATGCGAGCGCTCATGACTGTTTATCCAACCTGTCTGCCTTCACTTCTTCTGCTAAGGCTGTAATTGATAACAACCAATCCGTCATAGGTGCTGGCAGATTATCTACTTGGTCAGGTGTCCAACCAAATTTATCTGCCATCACATAATAAATCCATTGCTCATCAGGGTAGGTAAACGCCTCATGGCGCTCGCCACCCTGCATCAACCATTTTAACCTTTGGAGTTCTCTGTAGGCGCTTTTGGGTCTGCCTCGTTTTCAGGCGTATCTGCCAGGTTAGGGAACAAAGCCTTTTGCGCTTCCTTGGTGTGTTCTACTAATGCGTCATAATCAACGATTTCTAATTCATCAATAGAATCAGGTTTAATTGCAGGTATAGGAGTATCCAACGACCATTCTTCAATTAACATTGTAATGAGTGAATCATTCATTGCCATAGCGCGAGTTAAATCTGAACCTTCAATATCTATGCTTTTGTACAACTTTTTTCTATCGCCATAACGAATTTTTGAAGCGTCTTTTAATGTGATGATTACGCCCGATGGAAGTGTTACTTTTTTAGACATGTTGCCTCCGTTTGTTTTTGCCTTCCTACTATCCTACAGAGGAACAAGGGCGCGGGATAGCGGGGAAGGCGTACCGCTATCAACCTGACCGCCCCTGTTCTGAGTCTATATTATGCGTAGGTTCCTGATGCTTTTGCGTTTTGCAGTGTCCATTTAATAGGAGCAAATCCACCTGATGAACCTGCGTCAGTTGTGTTTGACTGCGCGTTTAGGTCAATGCTTACTTGCACATAATCTTCTCCGCGCTCAATTACTGCGGCGGTATATGCGCCCTTAGTAAGTGTTGCTTCAAGATTAACCTCATTAGCACCCGTGCCGTAATTCCATTTCAAAGTAATGGCTGGTTGAGTGTTAGTAAGGAAGCGAGTTAGTTCTGCATCTGTTTCCATTAGGAATGTAATCTTTCCACTGACTTCTAACGGTCCAAGGAAGATGTTGTATGGATTTTGAGTTGCGCTAATGCCATAAACAGGTGTTACAGGGCGAACTAAATCAATGTTCCCTGTCATTGCAGTGCTAACTGGGGAACCGCCAATGGTCACTGTACCGCGCCAAACTGGGGTTGGAAGCAGTGTGCTAAATGATGGCGTTGGGTCAGTTGTAGTGCTTGATAAGAAACCCGTTGTTTTTGCATCATACTCCAACATTCCATCTGCGTTGAATCGCAATGAAAAATCAGAGAACTGACAACCAGGATAACGGCGTACATTTACAGCATAAAAATCTGTAAGTGTGTATGAAATTGGTTGTGCATCAGCGCCCGATGTTGTGCTATTGAGCAATGAAATGGTGTGTGTAAATGGTGCGCTTGCTCCTGTTGTTGCAACAGAACCCATAACTCCAGCAATCGCGTAACCAATTGTGTCAATAAATACTGCTCCACCGTAATCAAAAGTAGAACGAGTGCGACCAGGAATATAGTTGTAATTTAAAACATTAGAACCGCGTAGCCCTTGGTCATAGAGCGGGTCAATAATGTCTTGTGGTTTTAGTGCGTCTTTAGCGACTGGAATAAAATCCGTTGCCGCTACTGGTGTACCTTTGGTTACTTCCTTAGCAATACCAAGGTAAGAGCGTACCGATGCTTGTAATGCCATTTATTCACTCTCCTGCTTTCATGTCTGACGCGGCAGACGGTTTGGTTGTTGATGGGGTTAGTGCTGGTTTTGCCGCGCCACCTGCAATAAAATCAGGGTGGCTAAAACCTTCAGGCGCTTCAACAGTATCACCTGGTTTAACGATTCCAAGCGCGGGAAACACGCGTTCTTCTGTTCCTTTATATGTCAGTTTCATTCATGCTCCTATGCTTGAATCATCTCTGTTACCTCAAATTCTAACTCAGCAAAGATGTCTGTAGCGCCTTCTTTGGCTGTTGCGGGTTCTCCGTAACGACCAATAATGACGGGTTCAGCACCCTGCCAAACTAAAACTCCCGTAGAGTCACCAAAATTATGGTCACTGCGTAACCGTTCTTTGATGTTATCTATGAGAATGTCAAAATCAGCCATTGCATCTTCTGATTCAGCGTGCAATGAGTGAACATATAGTTGAAGTATTACGGTGTAATCAACACGCTTCCAACCATTTGTTGCGCCTCCTATTGCTAGGCGGTTTTCTCTTTCTTGTGCAATAAAAACTACGCACGCTGAACGAGTCATTTGCCCTGGTTGTGCGTTAATTTGAAAGTTTATACGCTTAGGAAACGATACAAAAACCTGATTGAGATTCTGTATCGGGGGATTGCTTATGAACTGTGCCAGCGTATCCCGTACGCCAACGCGCCCTCCCATTAACGCACCCTGCGATAGAGATTGACCATATCAAGCGCCAAAGCAATTTCTCCTGCATAGCGTTGATTATTGCCAATATTAACCGTTGGCTGTGTAGTTAAATTCATTGTCATAGAAGCATCTCCACGCTGTTTTACAAAGGCGCTAGTCATTAAAATGGTGGCTTGCTTTACTGCAAATGGCATATTGCTGAAGCCTGCGCCTGTGTGTGCAAACGCTAGGGGCGCTGTTAATGGAATGGTTGTTGAGCCATAAACATAACTATTATCAACTGTTACGGATTCGGCAAAAGCACCATCAATAATTCTGTAAGTTTCTCCTGGCAAAATTCCTGAAACATTTGCCACTGTCAATGTAGAAGCACCTAAGGACCCTGTGCAGGTTGTGTTTACATACCCCGCAATGTATGTGTACTTAGTAAATAATGGTATGCGTGGTCCGTAAGAGCCAAAAGCAAGGGGTCCTGAACTTGTATAAGTCGTGTTAATTTGGCTTAATGGAATAACTATTTGTTGCGTTTCAAACCAGCATTGCGAAGGGTCAGCCAAAGTTTGTAGGTTGTTAGGACTGCTACCCCATTGAAAATTTGATAGCGAAATAATTGGGTTCTTGTTTGGGTGTAGATAAATATAACCTTCACCGCTCATGCGTACACGCTGTGTTTCGGTTACAGGATTAGCATGTAAATCCTGGTTAAGGTATTCGTTTAGATATGAAGTAGCGCGCAGGATTACGCGAGCAAGTTCTGCATCTTGTGCATTTTGATTACCGCCTACAACTAAATTATTGTAATCAAGTGATGTCGGGGCGTTTTTGTATTCGGCTACCGTGATATAAGGTTGCTCATTAAAGCCTGTTTGTGCCGTTACGCCCACTGTCATTGCTATTCCCCATCTCGCGGTGTATCAGTTGCTTCATGTCCACAACGCCCACATTTGCGGAACCAACCATCAAAACCACATTGTACGCAACTAAACCCTCTTTTTCTGTCGCCTTGAGAATAAGGATTTAACGATGCTTCAAAATAACCTTCACGCTTTAATGCTTCTGCATGCCTTTTATTTTCAACATTGTAAAGCCCGCCTTTATCAGTACTGTAAGTTTTATTACCAATAACGGTTTCTTTTACGCCTTTATCAGGTGCTACAAATCTGCCCATAATTTGCCTCCTTTTAGAATGAGAGAGCGCGACTTTTCAAATATGCCGCGCCCTCTCACACTTACTTAATTGTTATGCAGGAAGGATTCCTGAAACTACGCCGTTCCAAGCAGGAGCGGTGCAGAAGAAGGTTCCTCGGAAATATGTGGAGAAGTCGTATGAGAACTGTACGACTGGCCACTGAATTCCCATGTAATCCTGAACTAGGAAGTTTGCCCATACATCTGATACCTCAGTATCAGGAATTGGCAAGGTGAAGGAAAGAACAGGAGAGATACCCTGGTTTAACCATGGGTGAACCATTAGGTCCACTGCTTTTCCTGTTACTTCGTTCTGTAGTCCAGTTACGATAGAACCGTATGTAACGCCGTCTTTTCCTGGCTCTTGAATTGTCAAACGGTAGTTAGCAGTTGAGCCGCTCTTGATTGCATCAGAGAGTTGCTTACGGTCATTACCATTTAGAAGAACTAGGTCAGGGTCAGCCTTGACATTCTGATACATCGTTGCAAAAACATTTTGGAATTCAACACCAGGATTAGCGGTACTGAATGTGCTGTTTATTGCATTGATTGCACCTGAAATTGCAGGGTTTAGAACCGTTGGAAGGATTCCGTCATAACCAGTTGAATAGGCAGAAGTATCGGTTGCCGCGCGGGTTGCTGCAGGACCAGTTGTTCCAAAGGCAAAGTTATTGCCTATTAGATTTGTGGCCGTAGAACCTTGGATTACTGCGGTGGTGGACTTGGTTGAACCAATAAACTTCAAGTCTGCATTGGCAGAAGAACCTAGTGCAACATAAATGTTGTAACCAAGAGCGCCCGCTACTGCAGAGATTGTTAATTCAATAACATCACCTGAAGAAACGCCAATTGGAGCAGTAACTGCGGAAAGAATAGACTCACCAAAACCGTTGCCTGAAATACCAGCATCGGCAGTTACCTTAACATAGTAGTTTCCAGCAGTTGCTAGTCCTACCTGTGGGCTTACTGCGGCGGTTGCGGCGGCAGTAACGGTTGGTGCGGCAAGTGCGCCGACATAACCTGATGCAGTTCCTCTTGCGAATAGCATCATTCTTTCTTCCATCAACATTGTTGCATAAAGAGTTGATGTTGAAGATAGTTGGCGTAGGTCCTGATAACCCAAACCTGAGAAGTTTGCATCAAAAGATACACTGTCAGATAGTGAGTATGAGTTGTATGGCAATACTAAATCATCAGCCGCATACGAAATCTGTGGTCCACGCTCTAGTGAGAGTGAGCCAAATGAGTTCGTTGTGCTTTCGGTAATTCCAGGCCATAGATTTCCAACTCCGCCTGTACCTGTACCTGTGTAACCATTAATTCTCTTTACACGGTGTGAAGTACCAACGCCCTTTTTACGAGGGATTCGGTTACGGAGAGGGGTTGGGCGTGGAGTAAGCATCTTTGCAGGTGCTTCCAAATCAAACGCCGCGAATGATGTTGATAGCGGTGTTGTAAGGGTAATTTCCTTCTGAATATCTTGCATCGCAACTCTTTGTGCGGCAAGAGCGTTCTGAAGGCCAGCCATGGCATCAGGGGAGAGTGACTTGTTTGATGCAAGTGCTTCCATTGCAGACATAGGGTCAGCCTTAGGTGCAAGACCAGGTACGGTGCTTGCATTTCCAAGTGACTTATCTAGTGATGCAAGGTATTCCTCATGACGCTGTGCGGCTTCTACTGGCGATACATCGCCAAATAGGTCGGTAGCGCGTGGCATTTCAGCCATTATTGGATTTCCTTTCGTTGTTTGGTTTACTTGCTTTCGGTATTTGCTTTAGCAAGGAATTCCTTTGCTAATGTTGAATAACCTTTTGCAAGTGTTGGGTCGGTTGTTGCTTGTGCTTTCGCGTTATATGCGGCGGCTTTTGTCAGCAAATCATTGCTGGTTTCGCTCACTGGTTTTGCAGTGCGCTTTGGGCCACCAGCCAATGCGAGAGATTTAGCCTCAGCCAACTCAGTTTCCAAACGACTTGCCTTTGACTCTGCCGCCTCTTTTGCCGACAAAAGTTCTGCAATATCCGCTTTGATGGACTTCGTTGCGCTCTTGATTGCTTCCTCTACTATGGCTTCTACATCTACTAATTTTTCATCAGTAGAAACTTCTTCTTTTACATCTTCTTCTGCAGGTGCATCTGTATCTGCAGGAGCGGCTTCATCAGCCTTATCTGCTTCTGCAGACTTTGGTGTTTCATCAGGAGTGTACATTTCAGCCGTTGTTACATGTGATGGCTTTGAAACATTTGCGTAATCGTTGGTAGTTGTTAGACCATGGGTTTCGCCTGGTTGATTACAACCACACTCAAGACACTTGGAAATTTCTTCAGACTTTTTTGCCTCTACAGGCTTATCTGCTTCTGCTCCCATGTACTTATCAAAACAATCATCTGCTTCTTTTGAACTCATGCCCGCTTCTTTACAGCGTGCTTTGAAATCCATTTTGGACTCACCTTTTTTAGGAGTCAGCATGGCTTTCTTTTTTGCAGGTGTTTCTTTTTTATCCATCGCTTTATCTTTCTCTGCGGCAAGATTTATTTCTTTTTCTTCCATGATTTCTCCTTCTGATTCCTCACCTGCATACCATGCAAAAAGGTGATGAACTGCGGCTATTAGGTGAGTGAGTGAGGATTCTTCATTACTTCCTTCACCCATTTCTTCTGCTTCTATGGCGATAAGTTGAGCCAACGCCTGTCTTGCAGAATCGTAGGTTTGCTTATCAAACTTTAATAAGTCACCATCTGCATAAGCCTTAGAAAGTTCTATGACCTCATCGGCTAATACAAGCATGGCTTCCCTTTCGGTTATGTCAGGTAATTCTAGGGTATCTACTGCCTTGTTTGTTTTCTTTTTGTATTTGCCCCCACGCTTTTTGTACTCGCGTACTACCCAAGCATTAGCGTAGGCAGATGGGTAAACATCAAACTTTTCTTTAGCCTCGCGTTTAACGCGGTTGTATAACTCTTTATCTGCAGGCTCCGACCTACCGCCACCTTGTAATACATTTTCGTAATTTGGCTCTTTATCTTCTTTTTCTATTAGTTCTTCTACTCGTGACATTGTGCTTTCGCCATCTGCCGACTTTGCTAGAACCAACTGGCAATTAGGATTGGCAGGGCGGTCTACAAGACTAACCTCAACAATTTTGCCATCAATGATGCGCCCATTTGCCGCTTTTTGGTCACGCACTACCCGTGGGTTTTTTATGCCAATACTGAATCCTTTTAATACGCCTGTGTCTACCTTCTTAACTGATACAGGGTCTACAACAAGAGCGTGTATGTAATGTCCGTCTGCGCGCTTCTCGTATTCTTTAGCAACTCCCGCCGCAATATTACTGTGTTGCTCACGAATATTGCCGCCTGTCTTGAACCACTCAGGCATTGCATTGTCTAGCCAAACAGGGTCACAAATTTGTTGGTCAATGTCTAAGGAATCATCTGTGGCTTTTCCGTAAACTAAAAGCGTTCCATCAGCGTTCTTGTCGGCTTTAACAATGTTAAAGAAGGCAGTTGTAAGATTACTCATTGTTGCTTTATCCTTTTTTTTCTCTCGTTTGGCTATTCCGTTTGCCCACGACCTGCCAGCATCGCCACCCCATAGGAGCCATGCGATATAACCTGCAGAATCTACACCCCAACCTTCACCTTTTTTATCTACTTCATGGCGAGCAAAATAAGAAACCATGCGGTTGATAGTTGATAATGAAAGCGCTTTTCCGTTTGAGAGGTCACGCGCGCGTGCCACTCCAACAGCCGTACCACCCCGCCCATGCTTTTCGCGTAGTGCTAATCCGCGTTTGGCATTGTTGCGTACTGATTGTGGGGGTACAAAACCATCAGCCATTTAATCCTCATCTTCTGCAACAGAAAACTTTGGTGTAACTGTACCTTGTTGTTCTTGGTTACGCTCAACTTTTATAGTTCCTTTTTTTATTTGGGCGACAAATTCCTCTACAGTGCCTCCGTTGAGCAAGAATCTATAATACTTTCGCATGCCCTCCATGTTTAGTGAGTTAATGATTAGAGATTGTTCGTGTGATTTTTTTGCGCTGACCATAATTTATTTTGCCTCTCTTGCTACGGTAACTGCGGTTCTATCAAGAATTACATAAATGCCTGCTTTGTCGCTTTGTAAGAAACCAACATCGTAGGCTTGATAACCTTTTGCGGCTAAGGCTCTGCCTACATTGCCGCCTGCCCAATCCAAAGACCCTCCACGGATAACTTCTCGCATGGTTTCTTTGACTACTTCTTTTGTCGGCATAAGAACGCTGTCAGGCAAGAACATCGTAATTATTTTTCCTGAACCAGTAGCCCCACCGTCAGTAGACAATGCGTATCCGCTTGCCTCGTCAAAGCGTTGAGAAGTATAAGTTCCACTACCAAATGCACCCCAACCTGCACGATATTCACCTTGAATAAAATCTTCTACTGCCTTGTCTGCGGAATAAGATATGTTTGGGCGAAGCGGTAATAATCCTGACTCAGCCGATTCTTGCGAAAAGTCTGCAATACCCCGATATAACACTTTGCCTGGAGTTTGTTTTGCTATTGTTTTTATATCTGCAACGGTGTCCACGACCTGTGGCTTGCCGTCAAATCCTTGTAATTTAACAACTTTTTTCAACATGCTGTCACCCTGCGAACCGCCTGAGGCTAAATCTTTTGTTCTCATTTCTTCTAGTTCATCTACTAAAGATTTATCTTTATATCTCATACGATAATCTGTTTCAAACAGTTTTCTAACTTCAGGCTCAATATCTCTACCCGCAAAAGAAACTTTCATTGAGGCTTGATTTGCAGGGTCATAACCAAATTCGTTAATACTGTTGCCATCGGTAAACAAATCGCCTGCGCGTACTTGTACTGCTATAACTTTGCCATTCTCATTGGCTAAATAGAAATTTTTATGTTGGTTAGCATAATTTTCAGATAAAGTAACCCAATCGCCTGGGTTAATTGTATTGACATCACCTGGAACTGCTCTATAAATAGTTACCATTGCATCAGGGTCGTTTTGAATTTGGTTTAAAACCGCAAAAGTTTCTCTGTCTGAAATATCATCGCCTGTTCCGTAAATAGCCATTTGTAATTTAGGGTCAGTAGCGTCAGCCATACCTTCTTCAATATTAGTTGCAGGTATTCCGCCATCTCTACCTGGTGCTTGATGTTGCATGCGGTAAGTAGTGTCACTTGATGGTTCAGGTGTAATAATGTTCCCGCCTGTAAATCCAGGGTCGTCAAATCCAGCAATTACAGGAGCCAAAGCACATCGGCAATGTGGGTGTGCAGGTGGCTGTGTATCGCCTGATGGAAATGGCGCACCAATAGAAACAACTTGATTTGCATTTTTAGCGCAGATATCACATGGTTGGAAAACTAACCATTCCATTTTTTCCAATCCTGCTTCTAAATAACGATTAGAAGTTGCTGTTGAAATGGCACGGTTTTGTTCGGTGATAGCAATACTTAATGCTCGCGCAGGGTTTGCCACATGATTCATAATGTTTTTGGCAGAAGTTTTGGCGTCTAAGCCAAGTTCAATAGCCTCGCCAACAGCATTTCCTATATCTGTCAGAGTTGTATCAGAAAAACCTTTTAATGTTATACCTGCGTTTGCTAGTAATCTTTGAAACGCCCTTGGCGGATTTAATAATACTGCGGAGGCTTTATCACCAGGTTTCCATGTGGACCAATCAACAACGCTTGCGGTTTCTGCTTTTTGTAAGCGTTTAGCATCTGCTATAGAAACTCTTGCTTGCAAATCTCCTAACACATAACCATCTGCCCATAGTTTGTAGAGGACCTGCCGTAATGGTTCTAGATTTGGGCGAATGTTTAAGATTGCCCACGCTCTTGCCCTTATTCTTTGTTGCGGTAAAGTTAAATTTTCGTCAGGGCTTGTGTTTTTATATCCTTCAAATGCACGCTGTGAATCAAACGATTGACGCAATGCGGCTCTTATTAGTAGAGCGTTCTTTGCCGCCAAACGCGCATCTGCCTCTAATGCGCGCTCCCAACTCATGTCAGATACGCTTTAGCGAGCGCTCTCGCGGTATCTAAATCACCGTCAAATGCACAACGATTAAGCGCATCACCAACAATCGGGTCTAGGTTTTTAAATTCAAAAAGTCTTGCTCGTTTTCCTTTTTGCGCCCATTTCATAAATGACTTTACTTCAGCCCTAGTTTCCGCATCAACTTCTTCTTCAGTTTGTGACGCTTCTTCAGGGGAGATTTCTTCAGGCTTCTCATCAACGGTATTAGGAGTAGTGGGTGTGGTCGGTGTCGCATCAGGACCTTCTAGTGTTGGCGCTGAGGTTACTTCCTTAGCGTTAATAATTCCTTCAGGTGAGAACAAAAAGATGTCAGAACCAGTGACAAGCATTGGCATATCTGCTTGCGGTGTATCTAATAAAGGCAGACCTAGTTCGGAGCGGCGTTCATTAATTGTTTTACCTGCGCTTTTTATTTCAATATCAGCCTTCCGCGCGTTGGATTCATTGTCCATGCGCTTGCTGGTCATGAGGCGAAACTCAAGTTCACGCGGCATACCTAAATATGTGTAACAAAGATTAGAAACCATCTTGCTAATCCATGAGGCTAATGGAGCAACGCCTATTGCTTCTGCGTTCTCAGCGCGCCCTTCTTCAAAACCTTTTCCACCTAATCCACCCTTAGGTGCAAAACCAATCTCTGATGGCATGACGCCAAAGTGACCACAAATAGAGGTAATCAAATAATCATCAAGTGTGTCCTTAAATTTTTCTCCATAACCATCATTAACTACAGGAGTTAAACCCTTAGGAAGCAATCTTGCGCGCTTGCGCTGTTCTGTTTGCCCTGCTAAATCATCATTTAAGATGTTTTCATAGGCTCTAAGTAGG